CTGAAGGTAAAGCTATAGTTAACACAACTAAGCCTGCTAAAACACTAGGTCAAGCCCTTACTATTATTAGACAACAGCATCTAGATAAATTAAACCCTGTTCAAAAGATATTACTAGATGTTATATCTAAACTGCCTAATGTAACTAAAGGCACATATAAAGTTATGGGTATGAAGAAAGGTGAATATGGTTTATTTGAGCCTTTCCAAAATAAAACTACTATTAGTCCTGACGCAGGTGTAGATACAATATTTCACGAAGCGACACATAGTGCAACGGCCTTTGAATTAAAAAAACATGTAACTATGAAAAATGGTAGACCTGTTGGACGCACACCCCTAGGTAATAAATTAGTAGATATATTTGACGTTGCTGAAGTTGCTGCTATGCAACAAGAGTTAAACTTTGGTGAAGCCTTTAAAGATATGGATGAGTTTATTGCTAACGCATATAATACTGAAGCATTCCAAAAATTCTTAGCCAGTGAACGTAGTGTTGTTCCCAACGCCCCGCCTGTTAATTCACTATGGACAGACTTCCTTAACTTTGTTAAACAACTTCTAAACTTAGGTGATGTATCTAATACCTTATTAAGTGATGTAGTAGGATTAACACCCGACTTATTTACAGGCACACGTCAAGTGGGTAACGCTACCATACCTGACTTCACGCCTCAAGATAAAATGTTTGCAAAAGATAATAATGAAAAAGCTGCAGCATACTTTAAAAATACAAACCTTAAAACAGAAAAAGTTGAAGAGGCATCAGCATTCAAAGAGTTTAAAGACGATCCTAAACAATTTGTTAGAGATAGGTTTAAAGGATGGCAGCATTTCCTTGACACTGCCGAAACTAACTTCTTCTCATCAGATGCAGGTTTAAGTAATGCTATACGTCGTGGGTTAGAAGAAAACGCTGAATGGGCAGAAACTAAAAAAGTATTACATTCCATTAGCACATCACAAGCGTTACATAGTGAAGCACCTGCTCATCAGTTTTTAGAAGAAGGTGATATTAAATACGATCCTAGTTTGCATAAATATGTTGTATCAAAATCTAACACAAGTTGGAAGAAGATGATGCTTAATATTAAAAGCCTTGCTGATAAGGCAGGTATTCCTTATGAAACTATGGAGAAGTATGCTCATGCAGCGTTGATTGGTAAACGCTTAAATAGCTTAAAAGAAAAGAATAAAGAGCTAAAAGAAGATGTTCTAGATATGATGCTAGCTGGTAAAGATAAAGAAGCTAAAGTTAAATGGGAAAAAGAATATAAACATATTCATATGACCACAAAAGAAATTAATAATGCTCTCAAACTATTTGACACCTATCCAGGACTAAACGGGGTTGTTGATCAATGGAATAGTATTAGAGCTAAAGTGTTAAAGTTTGGTGTAGATTCAGGTCTTTATTCTGCAGAACAAGCGCAAGGGTTATTAGATGTAATGGACTATGTGCCTTTCTATCGTGTTGAGCAAATAGAACAGAAAGAAGGTCCTAAAGAATATACTCGTGGTTTATTAGATAGAGCTAAAACTGATCCTAGATTTAAAGGTAGTAATCAGCCCGTTAACAACGTGTTTGATAACATGGAACGCTGGATGACCTACGTAATTAAAAAAGGTATTAATAATAAAACGGCACAAAACTTAGTTATAGCAGCGGATCAATACTTAGAAGATGAAGTAACTAAGTTACCTCCTAATGCTAAAAGCCCTACAAACAATACAATTGGTATTTGGCAAAACGGTGGTATTGTTAAATATCGTTTTGAAGATCCTCTTTTTGTAAAAGCATTTACAGGTATGGAAACAGTAGCACTTCCTGCCTTCCCTAAACTGGCAAAAGTAGCAAACATCTTACGTCAAAATATTGTGTTATATCCGTTGTTTTCTGTATCTCAAGTATTTCAAGATGCTTATAGTGCAATGATAACTTCTGGCGTAGAAAACCCTTTTATGATTCCTATTGAAGTAGCTAAAGAAATATATAGAACTTCTAGTGGAACTAGTAAAGCTAGAGCTCTACTAAAAAGCGTAGGTGCTGTAGGTATTAGAGATTATAGTGCTGAAATTAGTAGATTAGATGCAGAAATAGCAGCGGGGTTAAAGAAACCAGGATTGTTTGATCGTATGATTAAAAACCCGTTACAAAAATTTTCTATGGCTTCTGATAATGTAATTCGTCAAGCTATTTATAATCAAACTTTAAAAGAAACAGGTGATAAATCTCTTGCTATTGAACGCGCATTTGAGGTAATTAACTTTAGAAGAACAGGTTCTAATAAGTTAGTATCTGTAGGCCGTCAAGTTATTCCGTTCTTTGGTGCTTATTTACAATCACTAAACGTAATGATGAAAGTTGCTACAGGAAGAGGTATTGCCCCTTCTCAACGTGCAGAAGCTTATAGAGTTCTTAGAAATACTATTATGAAAACTATGCTGTTTAGCCTAATTTATAGTGCGCTAACTGCCGATGACGATGACTATGAAAAATTAGATCCAACCATTAGAGACAGAAGATTTATATTCCCAGGCATGGGTGGTTTAAGTGTTCCTGTTCGTCCAGACCTAGCTTCTTTAATTACTAAAATTATTCCTGAACATCTATACCATACTTTATATAAACAAGATGAAGATGGAACTAAAATGGCCAAGGCTATGAAAGACGGCCTAGTAAATGCTTTAGCTGCCCCGTCAGCTTATCCACAAGCCATTAAACCTCTTGTTGAAGGTGTAATGAACTATGATACCTTTACAGGTAGACCTATTGTAGGAACAGGGGCTGGTGGTAAAGAAGAAGAGATGCAATATACTGCTAGGACTTCTGAACTTGCTAAAGTATTAGGTGGTTACACAGGTATGGCGCCTATGAAATTGGATCACTATCTTGATGGTTATTTGGGCTATACAGCAGGATTACTACGCATGGTTACTAATGATATGATGGCTGATATTAGAGGGGATATATTACCTACTAAATCTACACAAGATTATATTAATGCTCTTCCTGGTACCTCTGCATTCTATTCTAAAGAGTTTGGCACTCGTGCTAAAAACGATTACTATGAATTAAGAGATATTATAGATGAAGTTTATAATACTTATAAAGATAAACAAAAATTTAGGGGCTCTGAAGAAACTTTAGAATATGTAAATAAAGATAACAACAAAGGCCTTATTGCAAGAAAAGGTTTAATGGATAACATAGGTAAATATTTAGGCCAACTAAGAGCTTCTGAACGCAGAATTTTAGAAAACAAACAAATGTCTCCTGACGAAAAACAACAAAAAATTAGATATATTAGGCAAGAAGAAACAAACATGCTTGATCATATATCTAAATTTGAAGATCGAGACGTTAAATACATTCAAAGAATTAGGTTTGAATCTGGGTTATAAGCGCCAAACTCGAATGCCTTTTACATTATCCTCAATGACTACTTTGTGAACGAATTCAAACTCTAAGCGTTCACTTTCTTTTGTAATAGCAGCCACCGCTGCATCTGTGTCAATTGCAGGTAAAAAGATAGATGAGCCTGGTTTAAATTCAGACCAAAGTATTTGGTAATCTGTTCCGTTAGTTAACACTTCGTGGTATATCCAATGGTAAGTTATTAGTTTTTATATCATCAAACGTAGAATTATCAATCCATATGCATCTTCTGCCTGAACCGCTAACCTCTAAACCTTTTTGAATAACTTTAAGTTCGCCTGATTTAGGTTTTAAAATTTTGTTATCCCTGAGTTTAGCTACAAAATCTTCCATAGTTACATTTCCCTTAGTTTCTAAGTATGTGCGCATTATACCTACAGGAATGTAAATTGTGTTGACATCTGGTTCAATTCTTACCCTTAACTCATACATTGGCTTAAGCAAAGGGGCTTCTAATAAACCAGAACGAGCATCGGTTTTACTATTAATAACTAAAGTGTTCTTTAAGTTTTCATGTAAAAACTCAGTTAAAGTTTCCATAGCATCAAAATCACGAGCTTTTAAATCAATTTTTGATTTTTCTAACTCTGCATATATAGCTTTTTGAACAGGCTCTATATCTATATTATGAATGCCTAATGCCTTAGCTATTTTAGCCCCTAAAAACACAGCAGCTAATGTAGCTGAATATTTTCGGTCTTCACCTGTAATGTTCCAAGCTTTGTCTATATTCTTTTGAGTGTCTGATAGGGCTGTTTTAACGGTATCTAAATTAGATATAATCCATTGAGCATATACTTCTCCAGCATGTCCATAATTATCAAACAATCTACCAAAGTAGTTATCTGCTTGTTCTTTAGTTAAAGAATCATCTTTTTCAATACGTAGCTGTAAAAATCTAGCCATTTCACCTGAAGCTTTTGCATTTTTTGAAAACATTACTGTTCTAAAATCTGTATTACTTGAGACTACACATATTAAATTAAAGATAGTATCATTTTGTCTTTCTTTATTAACTCCGGCACTACTTAATCTATTTTTACCTCGACCCATTGACATAAACTTTAGGAAGTCATGTAATTGGTCAGGAGTTACTTTAGTAAATTCATCTACGGCAGCGGGTAAATTATTCATATACCCCATACGATTAATAACTGCATTACCTGTATCTCCCCAAACTTGAATAAGATTTGCATTCATCTCTGGGTTACCATACACACTAGTCATAGCCTGCAATACTGTAGATTTACCTTGACCTGTGCCAGGATTATATAAATTAATTACCGCTGATTTTTCTCTAGTTTTAAAAAAAGGCATAAGCAAAGAACCAAACGCACAGAAGAAACCAAATGCTCTTAACTCCATGCCTGGTCTTTCATATACTGATATAGCTTTTTTCCATTCATCAAAAGAACCTTTTTTCTGTAAGGTAGCATTAACGTCTTTTAAATCTTCTGATACAGGAACATACTTAATACCAAAAGCACTAATCTCACGATTACCAATTACTATTTTATTAAAGGCAGCATTCCAACCATATTGTCTATACATGGTAGTAGCTTTCTTTTGCTTTTGATGTGCTTCTAATACAGCAATAATGTAATCAATAACATGATCTAGTCGTTTACCATTTTTAAATATTCCTGTTGAGTTAAGAACTTTACTTGCCGTGTCTCTAGTTAGTAATTGAGTTACCGGTGCTATAAATTCTTGCACTCCATCAAATGGTAAGTGCATCTTAAACCATGCACAAAAACCTGAGGCGTGATCATGTAATATTTCTACAAGGTAAAAGTCATAATCATAAATTAAAATGGCTTCCTCTTCTTCTCCTGCAAGCGTTTTGTATATACCGCCATTCTTTCCTCTAAAATACGGGAAAGGATAATCAGGAATTTGATACGTTACTATCTCTCCAAGTTCTTCTGACTTAGCTTGAATAACATTATCGGCACCTTTGGAACGAAGAATAACCCTACCTAATTCTATAGGAGAAGTAATCTTACCTTTGTGTTTACATCCATCACAACCTTCAGGACGTAAGCCTTCAAATTGTTTACATGTATGAGGGCCTGGAATGCCGTTAGCTTTAGCTTCTGTTTTGGCATAATCATAATCTGGGTGATGTTTAGAAATATTATGGATGGCGGCTTCGGCATCTTCACAGTATGCTGCAATAGATAAACCAGACCTCCATAGCGGTTCTTCTACAGTAGCTTGTTTAGTCATGATATGAACTAATTGTGCGCAGCCATCATCTTTACGGCAGCGTTCAATAATCTTCATAAATTTAGAAGAGTTATTTCCTAATATTGCTTTTGTTGCTTCATCTAAAGGTCGTTTAGCTTTAGGTTTATCTGACACATGTATAGGGATAAGTCTTGCTAACTCATCAAAGGGTGTAGCTTTACCTTCATTAAGTATTACTACATCAGAAGGCTTTTCAAAATTCTTAAAGTTTTTAGTATTAGGGACTCTAAGTATACGAGCAACGTCAGCTGTGCATGCGCCATCAGCCTTAAGTCCATGTTTAGCGCATAAGAATTTAAAACCCTCAGCAACTGGTAACCAGATAGCTTTATCTACAGGTTCTGTTAAAGACCAATAGCAGTGAATACCATTACCTGAGTCAACAATTGTAGGCTCTGGCAACTCTGTGGTATCTGTAAATTTACGTAGGGCTATTAAAGCTTCATCTTTAGTTTCGTAATCTTTCCATTTACGTTTTTTAGAGTCAAAGCCACAATCTATATCAAGCCATAATATTTTTTGTTCTTTAGCATTATGTTTTTTACGTTCTGTGTTTTCGGTCCATGTAGAACATGCAAAATAAACATCTTGTTTATCTTCTAAAAATCTATCAATTACTTTTATTGCATCATCTATGGAGTTTATGAATTTAGGAGTGACTATGTTTTGTTGGTCTTTACCTACTATGCAATAGTATCCTTGGTCAGACCAAACGTGTTGTAAAAATTCTTTTGTTTGCATGTTTCTCTCGAAATAAGTTTTGCTACTGAATATGTGCTACCGTATGCAAACGGCAGATAGCGGTGCCGTATTGATGACTGGTTAAACGGGAGGGGCTTAACCACCTACTTGCATTGCAGGTTATTTAGTTTTGCTTTAAGCGTATTACTAAGTGCTTGATTTTTAAGTCAACTCGCTTAGAGGGTCTTGCTTTACCTGAAAACCAATCATACACCGTTTGACGAGAAACGTTAAGCTCTTTCGCTACTTGACTTGCAGGGTATTTAAGTGCTATACAAATAGCACCTAAAAGAGTCCCTGTTGTTTCTTTAGCTTTTAAATTAGCCTCTACTATACTCTGTGAATATCCACGCATACTATGTCCAATCAGATACTAGATCATCTAAACTAACATCACCTTGATCAATTTTTGGTGTTGCTGGTTTTGGAGTAGGTGCTGGAGTAGGTTTTTCTGTAGCACGAACAGTAGGTTCTGGAATATCATCTTCTACTTTAGGTATTACAGGGTCAACAGGTCTAGCAATTGGCTGTTGTTTTTTCTGTTCAAACTCTTCACCATCTTCTTCTTTGTTAACGCTTACTGATAATGTAATAGCTCGTTTAGCTTCTTCTGAAGTTGATTTTGTAGAACATACTGCATACTCTTCGTCATTCAATACTCTGATTGGTTTAAAGCCAATCTTTGTGCTTGATGAGTCTTCATCAAAAGAAACTCTTGATACAACCGACATTAAGTTTTGACCATTTGCACGAACGTAATCTGTATATTCGTGTAAAGGTTTGCGGTCTTTAGTGCCATTACCAAATATAGATTGCGCAGGTAAAGTCATTTGATATATGTCACCATTTAAATCATCTGCACGAACAACTGCAATACGTCTACTAAAACGACAAGCTTTAGTGCCAGATGGACCAGAACCTTTAATATTTTGAGGACATGCTAGACATGTATCTGCTTGTTTCTCAGGAACGGCATCATCAGGTTTTGAACTATCTGAAGACCAGCAAGCTGGTGGTGGCATTTTTTCGCCTTGTCTAAACTCTTTAGCAAAATACATACGATGCACATGAGGTGATGCATTAACAATAACTATATCAAGTGCGTCTTGATTAGACTTCTCAATTTCTTTACCGTTAACCATTAATCTAAATTTACCGCCTCGTATAGAAATACGTTTGGCTGTCATTGAACTACCTGTAATATTGGCTGTAAAACCATCATCACGACGAGTGTGTGCTGCTACTGCTGTGCTACCAAATACATCTAAATCGGTATTCATACAATCTCCTTATTTTCTCTACTTTTAGTTATTCTTACTGTGTATTCACTTGTTGCTTGTAATCCTGGCGGTGCTTTGTCGGGATTAAGTTCTAGATATTCTTTTACTGCCGACTGCACTAATCTTTTCTCAAAGAATTCAGGCATTTTGTTTTCTAATATAAAGTCATACATGCTAGACCAATCACTTGTCCAATATCGTGTGCGTAAAGTTCTTGATAACGTTCCTACTTTAGTTTTTAAACTCGTTACATTTAAAGTTCTACACGCCTCATTAAGAGCCAAATCAACTTTATCTTTCTGCACTTTAATATCAGTAATTTCTTTTTCCAAAGTTTCAATCTTATCACGCATATTAACTGACGCTTGCATAAGCTTTTCTATCTTGTTGTCATCTAATTCCATATTCTCTCCTTTCAAATATTAAGAATAACAGTATAGCACAACAATTTACTTTGTCAACTATCTTTATCAATTAAATGTCCATAAGTAAGTATTACCCAATAAGCAAATTGTAATAGTTCTTCGGGTGTAGCATTACCTTTCATCGTGTTAGCTTTATTGCTTATTACTTGCACGTTACCTTTAATGTAACCCTTTGAATTATCTATTCGATCAAGTGATGGAGACCAAGGTTTAGGTCCCGATTTTTCACTATATTCTTTTTTTAATTTGTATTTTTTAAATACAGGGCAATTAATAGGCATGACTATATCTTTTACTTCAAGATTAAACTCAATTTGTCTATCTATCGCTCGTCGTCTAGCTTTATTATGCATATACCATTCAGGATTATTTACTCTATATTCGTTTTGTTTTTCTTGATTTCTTTTCTTTTGTTCTTCTGTAAGGGGTTTACGCATCGCTAAACTCCTCTTTATAAAGATCAACTAATTTAATATGATTATCTATTTTACCTTGTAACATTCTGTATATTTTTGATTCAACAGGGCTACCTTGTAGATGGACTACAGTCATCTTATTTTTTTGTCCTGCTCTATCCATACGAGCACAACATTGTATGTAGGTTTCTACAGACATAACAGGTGACCAAAATACAACTACGTTAGCTGCGTGAAGTGTAACTCCATGTGATGCAGATTGAGGTTGGACCACTAATACTTGAGGGTTTTTACTCTCTTGAAAACTTTTAAATATTTCTGTGCGTTTATTCATAGACACATCGCCATGTATACAATCGCAGGTGATTTTATCTTTGTGTAATTCTGCCATTATTTTTTCTATGCTGTGGCGGAAGGGGCAAAATATGATAACTTTGTGGCTAGCTTCTTCTATAATTTCTTTTAAAGCCGTCATACGATTGGATACATCAAACTCTATAATGCCTCTTGTGTCCGAATAGATTGAACCTGCACTTACTTGTAGGAGTTTAGTAAGCATTACTCCTGCATTAACAACGGTAATTTCTTCTCCTGCTGTTTCAAGATACATATCTTTTTTTAACTTCTTATAATACTTATCTTGTTGGGGAGTAAGTGGGACTTCCCGAGTTGTATATAAAACATCAGGTAAGTCAAGACATTCTTCTTTGGTATAACGAATGGCAGGTTGTAGTGTTTTAAATACTATGTCCTGTGCATTAAATCTAGGCACCCAGGTGAACTGGCTGACTTTCTGCATTACCATATCCTTAAATGTTCCTGCATATTTTGGAACGGATGCGGGGTTCACAAGTCTAGCCAGTCCATATGCGTCAGCTGGTGATTGAGCAGCGGGTGTTCCTGTCATAAGCCATAACCATGTGTTAGGTGTTACCACACGATTGATTGACTTCCAGCGACGTGTCGTGACAGTCTTGATATAGTTAGCCTCATCAACTACTATTAAATCAAAACCGCCAGATTGGATTTCTTTTTCTACAATTTCTATACCATCATAGTTGATGATAACTACATCTGTTTTTTCATCGAATACTTTTTTACGTTTTTCAGCACTACCATGAGCAATACCTACAGACCTATGCATAGCAGTTTTAAAGAAGTCCGCCTGCCATGCTGCTTGCATAATTGATAGCGGACATACTACTAACATTCTTTTTATTTTACCTTGATTCATTAAATAATCAGCTGCCCATATTACTGCAGAAGTTTTACCTGTCCCTGCTTCTGATAGGCAATACGCACGTCTATGTGCAGAAAGAAACTGAGCTGTTGTTTTTTGATGATCAAATGGTTTGTGAATACCAGGCCAGCTGTAGTCACGTGATATAGGAGAAGGAGGATTTTTAACCTTCATGTCTGATAGGGTTATAACTTCATCTAAACCCCAATTAACTATGACTTGGCTTACACCATTATCATGTTCTTTGTATAACTTGCTTTTAGGTATCTTATCTAAAATAAGTTGTGGACGTTTTGTATTAACTATCAACGCCTTGTCTTTGTATACTTCCAATGCAATCTCCTAGTGATAAAAATAGACGCGACATCGAGAGAGGTAATGACGCGTCTAGCCCTACATGTTAACACATAAGATGAAAGCGAGCATGTCGAAATTCTTATTGTTAACTGACGTGGTTATATCGCACTCACGTCTTGCGAAAAAACTATTTCTTTTTTAAAGGTGTATTCTTTTTAACTGAATTATCGCTATTACGACTAAAAGAACTGTTCTGACTTTTAGTTCTAATTCTAGTATTTGCTTTAGTATTACTTCCACCTTTACTAAGAGGGATAACATGGTCTATCTCTTTACCATCACCCTTTTCTACTCTACCATCTTTAATAGCTTGTCGTCTAGCTTTATTTCTAGCTACACGTAATTTTATTTGCTCTGGTTGTGCTTTATATATGTTTTCTTTTTGATAATCTCGTTTAGCCATATGCATCCTTTAAATTTATTTGTAAAGCACTCTAGGTAAAATCAAGGTCCCTTAGTAAAAACCTTGCTAAAGTGCTTTAAAAATTTATAACACTACTTACCCCAATGTGAACATGATTGAACAGGGCAAAACTTCTTACATGCAAAGTTAGGGACAGCATTAAATACCCCTGACTCGTAAGCCCCGTTTATACGTAATACTATTTTACTCCATTCTGCAAACATGTCCTCTACTTTATCACTTGTATAATCTTCTTTTAATATCTCTTTACTTACTAAGAAAACCAATCCAGACTTAATTTTAGTCATGTCTGGGAAGTGTTTAAATATAGCTACACTAAACAAAGATAGCTGTCTAGTATCTGCATACTGACTAGACTTGCCTGTTTTATAGTCAATAAGAGTTGCTAACTTAGTTTCGGGGTTGATAACTAATAAGTCAATAACTCCCCTCCACCAAACATCTTTAGCAAAGAAGTCACAAGGTTCTAAATCTTTAGTTAAGCCTAACTTATACTCACAATACTTATCACCTGGAATAGCTATTAATCTATCAAGGGTTGGCTGAAACATATTAAACTTCTCAGGAAGCGGTGTAGCGGACTTAACGTATAACTCACAGGCTTTGTGAACTTCGTTGCCGTAAAGAAAATGTTCTACGTTTGGGTCTTGTTTAATATCTTTTGCTACATACAGATGATAGTATTGCTTAGGACATTTTTCAAATGTAGTAGCACTCGAGTAAGACCACGTTTTAAATTCAGCCAATTAGAGTTCTCCTAGCAATTTCTTTTGCTATTTTTGTTTTATGTTTACCTTCTGCAGCTTTATCTAATAACTCATATAACTTTTTTAAAGATAAGGCTTTTAATCTATCTTTGCCTGTTTTTGTTTTGAACGGGTCAGCATGCCGTCTACTTTTGTGAATTTGTTGTGTCGCCATTATCTACCTTTTGGACTTCGCCTGTTGATTTATTAAGTTCATACTCGGGTAAAACTTCTTTCCTTTTCTTACCAAAAATCAAATCCCAATTCTTTTCAAACTGTTCGTTGTTTGGTTTAGATTGTAACCAATCACCTGTTATATCATTTTGTGCGGTCTTTTTCATAATGTGTCCTTATATCTTTTACTAAGTCTTCAAAGATTAATTGGTTTTTATCTTTAGCAAATTCAACACTCATAAGATACCGAGTTGTTTCAAAATTATATACTGTATGTGGCACTTGCGTATTAAATATATAATACGTTGCGGGTTTATATTTTAATTCTTCTATCTCAAACACTGCGCCCTCTTTGTTAGGAGCAAAGGCACAAACACTCCTATCGAACGGAGTCAATAACATATTAATACCTACACCGCGTCTTGTGTCTGTATGCCAATCATAACAAGTGTAAGGGTCTAATCTTAGTATCCCTACAATAAATTCATACCTTGCGTGTAGCCACCTAAAAAATTTATCTTGTGCTACTATTTCTGGTGGTATAGGTTTAACATTAAAGTTATAATGTGGAAACCATGGTTGATGATTGAAAGCGTAGTCATATAGTTCTTTAGCTATAGTAGACTTGGTTCCTATTTCATAATAGTTCATATTTATTATTCTTTCTTATATTTTCAATTCCTATAATAACTTGTAAGTTATTTATTACATGAAGTCCTGAAACTTTTTTACCTCGTAAAGGAATAATATGGTCTACATGCCATGTAAAACCAAACATTTTACTTCTAACCTCTGCTAATTTATATGCTTCTTTAATTAACCATAATTCTTCTTTATCTATCCATATAGGTGTTCGATTATCTTTTTCTGCTCTATACCTACTACTTCTAGCATTTACTATATGAGGATTATTTTTTTGATACTGTTTTTGTTTTTCTATTATGGTATTTCTATTTTTATAATAAAACTCTTTTGCTTTCTTTCGTAGTTCTTTATAAAAAGTTTGTTGATATTTTTTTTTCCATTCTTTAATTTTATCCTTATTATTTTCAGCGTAAGCTTTAGATTTTTTAAGGCACGTATCTTTGTTAGCTTCGTAATAGGCTTTTTTACGTGCTAATACATCAGCTTTATTTATGGCTCTATATTTCTTACCATATTCTTTTATTTTATCTTTACGTTTATCATTACAAGCTTTAACTTTTTCAGGATTAGCTTTTACCCAATTTCGAGACGTAACATAATGTCTTTCTTTGTTTTCTTCATACCATTTTCGGCTTAATTCTTTTTTTCTTTCAGGGTTTTCTTCTCTCCATTTTTTAGCTTGTGCTTTTATACGCTCTTTATTTTTTTGATAACGGGCTTTAGCTTGTTCACTAGCCTTTTCTTTATTGCGATGATACCAAGAGTCTTTATACATTACTTAGCATCCATATAGTTATCACCCACACCTACCTCACAACCGAGTGGTAAGTCACTACACCAAGAAGGCGCAGTAGTCATACATTTTTTAACGTAGGCTACACAATCATCTACCTCTGTATCTTTACATAACATAACTAACTCATCATGCACAGTCATTACGACAGTATACTTCTTTGCTACTTGTATTAACTGTTCTGCTATTATATCACGAGCCAACGATTGTATGCAGCGTTGAAATGTTTTAGACGGGTGAATATATTCGGGGATTAAAGTTCTACCCATTAACTTATCATATGCCCATGACTCGCCCATATCTGTCTTTAATTTACGAAGGTTAGGTAGTCCTAACATCATGCCATTAGGTTTCATCATGCCTTCTTTTGGGACACTTTCTATAATGCCTCCATTACCCATACGATACATTTGACCTGCTCTTACACTTTCTAACATAGTGCCTGCGTCAGCCCAAGCTTCAACAAGTTCGGGATTTGATTTGCGATACGCATACACGATGTTTTTAACTTCGTTTAAGTCTTTATCTACACCGCCTTGTTTTAATATAGAGTGCATCTTATTAGCCCCTACACCATAGATACCCGATAAATTTACTACCTTAAATATATATCGTAGGTCTTTGTTAACTTCGTTGTAGGGTGTTCCTGTAATGTCTGCTGCTGATTGTGTATACAAATCTATACCATCTTTAATCTGCTGTATCTTTCCATGTGATTGAGCAAACCAATATGCAAGACGCAACTCAATATTGCTCAAGTCAGACGCAACAATTTTAAAACCTTTTGGGGGACAAATTGCTCGGCGAAGAGGTGATGACCGTGGTAAATTTTGAAGATTAATACCATCAACTCCACTCCATCGATGGGACACAACTGCACCCGCATACTTTAACGGAACAGGAAGTTTCCCTCTGTTAGCTATGTTGATAAAGGTTTCTGTTCTTGTTTCTTCAATGGTAGATTTGTTTCCTATACGAGCTGCAGCTAGAGCTTGGACATAAGGGTCTTCATGTTCTAGTAAAGCTTTAAACCCTTCATCTGTTTTAGCTAACGCATACGTTTGTTTACCTGTGGCAGGGCTTTCTTTCATTGGCACTTTAATCTTCATGCTTTCGAGAATAGCAGCAAACTTAGGATTGCTCATAAGCGTATCTTTATCTACCGTTACTGAATTAAGTAGGTCTTCTTTCTTGGCTCTAACCTCAGCCAAATGTCTCACCAACAGTCCCTTGTTAAGTTCTAGTTTAGGTTCTGTAAACATACGGATAGTTAAATCAATAAGTTTCATTTCGGGTGCAGTAAATTTATCTTTTAATTCTGTAAATAGTTCGTAGGTAAGTTCTACGTCATTGATACAATAACCACCATATTTGGCTAAATCATTGTGTGTGAAATCTAATCGGCGTTTACCTAAAGCGTCAAGGACTTCTGTTCCCTTCTCACCTAACTCATATAACTTAGAGAGATTTGCTAAAGATACAGACTCAGTTAGTCCATGTAGTATTTGAGCCATACTCATAGTATCAAATAGACCTAGTGGGTGTATATCAAATATCCACGACAGTATAGACGCATCAAACCTCATGTTATGTCCTAACACAAAGTGTTCATGCATGTTGTATGAGTCTAGGAAAGCTTTGGTTTCAGCATGTGTTCCTGTAAACCATTTAGTAATACCTTTGTCTTTGACAGCTACACCTATAACTTCAAAGCGTGGGTCTCGAATGTATTCTTCTGTAGTAAATTTCTTTAAGCCATACTCTTTATCATAATAAGTTTCGAAGTCAAGCGTAATTAAGTTAGGCATTATCTATTTCTTTCTTAGCTTGGTTGTAGCCTGCTTTCCAAGCCTCCCACATCTTTTCATCGTCATACTTTAATGCACATAATGAAGGGCTTTGTAGGTAAAAGCGTTCATACCATAATGTAAATGCTTGTTTGTCAGTTCTTAATATGTTATGCGGAAATGGTTTTTTAATTGGGTCTTCAATCATCTTCCACCTCTAGTTTAATTTTACCCAAGTATTTAAATCCATCAATGTGTGAATCATCTAGCCCAAAAACAATTTGACCTTCTTCTGTTCCTACTTCCAATAAAAAAGCATACAAATATTGTGGCTCTTTAGGTTGTGGTTTAATGCGAAATAAATCACTTTCACATTCCCAATATGGTGTCCCTTTTAATAACATCCACTCACCTTCACCACAAACTTTAAATTCTATTTCAGCTCCATCTGCCCATGCTTTTATTTCTTTATGCCATTTATGTTGTTTCATTTCAATATACTCCAACAGATTTGTAATCTTTTCCATAACGATAGCTTGCCTGTGTTTGCTACCATATAATCTGCTAATGCTGTTTGAATACCTGCTTGTAGTATCACTTCTCTACCTGCTTGGTTCATATCAAGCGTTAACTTGCAATCACCTTGTTTTGTATCTTTAATACTTACTACTTTTATATATGGTTTAGCCATTATTTCCCCCTAACGCGAGCTTTAACTGCATGCTCATAGATAGCAGCGATGTCAATAACTTCCTCTGACTTTAATCCTTTAGGTCTAATTTTTATAACACCATGATGAATGGTAACGATTAGGTTTCTTTCGCCTCTATCGAATGTAGTGGCGGATGTTTCCCTAGTAGTAGGGTTAGTTGATTTTGTAGCCATGCCTCTCTCCTTGTGGGTGACTATTGCGTATTTTTACGCAAATGTCACGTTTGGTTGCGTCTATTGACGTTATAATCCCAATCATCAGCACAATCTTTATCGCACCAACGTCTTGAGTCCTTAAGTATTGTGCCACAATTTAAACAGTGACCCGTTGCTTTTATATATTTCATGCTATCCATTTCCTTGCGGCGAATAGCATCTTCTTTTTCTAATCTATCTTGCGTTTTATCTGCATCATCTGACATATTTAAGCTTTTGTAATATCAATCGAATTATAAATAAGTCTATCACCAAAGAGAAAGTATAGGGTGCTTCTTCCTCTAAAAATTTAAGTTCTAAGCCTACCATAACTCCTGAGATTAACGCAAGCTGAAATACCCACATTATTTAAACCATCGACCTAACACTGTTTGCTTTTCAGAATAAGATACTAATTTATTGACATACCATTGTGCTTTTTTCAAGTCTTGTAATGCATCGTCTTTATACCCTGTCCTTGACAAATACTTTAAAGCAGTTAAGCGTAAATGCCCCGCAAATTCTTCGGGTGTTGCTTTAGCTTCCATATAGTCTATGGCTTCTATCCCTCCACGCGTATAGTGTGGAGGATTATTAACCATATCTTTTACTTGTTTATATTTTTTTAATATCTTTTTTAGCATTGTCATTTCCATTTTCCCATTTCATCTAAAAAGTTTTGTAATGATAATAATGTATCTTCGTTTACCACCATTGCTATGCCTTTGTTATCTTGTATGTGTTGTAGGTTTTTTTCCTGTAATACACTAGGTTTATTATCACCTGCTTTACATTCAATTCCTATAAAAACCCCCTTATAACATGCAACAATATCAGGGACTCCTATACTCATGTAGCCACTTGCTACAGGATAGAAGTAGTAAGCCCCCCTATCCTTTAGCATCTTAACTACTTGTTGCTTAACCCATTTTTCTTTTACGGGTTGTTTCATTTTGGGATTTCCATAAGTCTTTGCACAACAGCTGCTTTCTTATCGTGAAACTCAGCTGTTTTCTGACCTATTACTCTAAAATCAATTTTTTGTTTAAAGGCGGAGTCTATGTTAGACATAGCGGCTTTATACTCTAGATAGATTTCATCTGTATTGTTTTCTGCAATCACATAAAATTGACCATCTCTAATACCTACATTCTTTACATACTTACCTACGTCTACGAGTTTAAGTATAGCCATCTTTTCCTTATCCTCTTTAGATACCACTGATGATTGTTCATCTATTGCATGAAATATTTTCATATGCTCTCCATAATTTCATTTACTCTCGATAAGATTTCTTGTCGAGCTCCTTGACTTACTCTTAAATCATCTGCCGTTACACCTACTAGAGATTGTTCTAACGCTTGTCTTGCTTGCTCTAATTTAGGGTCTTTTGTAACATTAAGCCTTGTTAATAGATTTGTCAACTCTAATGCATTATCTACTAAACTATTTCTAAATATCTTTTTATCATCACCACTTAATCTATCTACCATATGTTCTAAGGTGTTATGCAACCTAGACCACGCATCACTCATAGCAGTTTCAACACGACCTTCATAGGCTTTCTGATATTCCTTTTGCATCTCTTCTCGTATGTCATCTGCGATGTCAACACGGAAGTCCTTTGTTTCTGGCACAGGCATAATAGTATATCTCAAATTGAACTTAGACTCAATCTTGTCTGCATCGGGATACTCTGACCTATCAAACAGATTACCTAGTTTATATACCATACTCTGAATGATGTTTGGGTATTGTTGTATAAACGTATTGATACGAGATTTAAA